CTCCGGAACCAGGTGCGAGGGTTCGAATCCCTCTAGGCGCTCCATGATAAACAATGAGTATTTATCGGACATTTAACCGCATATACTTATTAATACATACCACAAGCCAAAAAATATGGAGCAGTTTGTGGAGCACTTTGCAAAAAAGAGCGATAATGATATCGCTCTTTTTTGCATGTTACTCTTTATTTACATCATTTTTTCTCACAACATCCATGTCGAGTGTAACCGTTCCGATTAGATCTTTCGTCACGCAAAACTTATGCTTTGACTTCATATAGCCTTTAAACTCCTCGTCATACCACACGATCTCTATCGTATCGTTAGAGATCCTTTTTACAGATTTTACATTTTCTTTATTCCGGACAAAGCAATCGATATAGTCATTGATATTCTTGAAACGTCCATTATTTTCTTCGATGTCCCAGTCTGTACCTTCTCCTGTCACCGTAATCGCCCCTGTATCCAACTCTTCTACATGGACATGAATCCTGTCTGAAGTTTTATATATGTTAATTCTGACCAATCCGTATGTTTCTATTTCTTTCAAATCGTTTAGATCGTTACCGCTGCCGATAAGAACAGTTTCACCGATCATTGATTTTTTTACCCGGGAATTGGCAGGTGGTTCGGTGCTTACATAAACATTGAACCTTGTTCTAAATCTATCATCGACAAGCTCTACTCTTTCATTCAGTCCGGGTTTCAATGCGGTAGCGACGGCGATCACTCCGTTCGGGCTCCCCTCGATATTGAACAAAATTCCTTTCTTAACATCTTTCATTCCGTACAGTTTAAACATGGCTTTATTCCTCCTTGATTCATTTAAAACTTTTTTAATTTTTAATAATTCTTCATCCGTCATCTTGACGGACCGCACTCGGGCGCCCGGAGGCAGGGTTCTTTTTGCCCCTGCGCCCTTACGGCGCCCGCCCCAGCCCGTTTTATTTTCTTTCATCCTCATTCTCCTTTCTGCTCTCAATATATTCTTCAAGCAGATACTTATACTGTCTTATGCTGTCTTCAAGATCGGTATTTCCACATTGTTCTTTCATATCTTCAATGGCGTCTTGATCATCAATTTCTTTTTCCATTTCATCACAGCGTTCTTGCATCGCAATGAGATTTTTCCACCAGTTATACTCATCTTCCGTCATTTCATATGCGTCAACATCATCGTTATACGCCGGCATCGGTCCAAATCCTACCAAGTCTTCGGTATAATCAATTCCGTTTTTTCGGTAATTGAGATCCTTAATTTCGTTATTTCTGTCCGTAATTGCAATTTTCATTTTTTTATGCCTCCTTTTTGGTATAGACGGTTTCGTACCAGTTCTTTACAATTTCTCGGATAGTATCATCTCTGATATCAATCCAATATGAAGCCTTTGTCTGGCTAAAAAACCAATCGTACCATTCTTTGGCGAAAGGTGCTTTGCTGTTTCTTTCTAAGGCCTCTTTTGCTTTCGGCATGAATCCGTTTCTGATTTTTGCTGCCCAGGCGATCTGCTTTTCGGATCCTTCCAATTCCGGAAGTCCTGCTTCTTCTGCTTTTTTTATTTCTTTTGCAGCTTGTTCTTTCTTGCATTCTTCGCAGAGCCCGTATCTTTCAAGCCATTCAATTTTTCTTTCCCGGTCTGCGCATTTTCCAAATAACTGGATTGTTTCTGTGTGTCCGCAACTCATTTTTACTTCGTACTTCATTTTGTTTTCCTCCTTAGTGGTTTTAAATAATCTGTAGGGGTTCTTCCCTTTCTTGATTATATATTACTATATCATCTTTGATTAGTCAATACATTTTCAAGATGTTTTGTTATAATTATTTTTTATATAGTGCAACAGAAAAAGAGCAAGGATTTCTCCCTGCTCCTTTTCCTTTTTCAGATTATTTAAACCCACAGAGGTTTCCCTCTGACGACTAAATCATAGCATAATAAAGTAATTTATGCAATAAAAAAAGAGGGCGGTTTCCCGCCCCGTTAATTACTTAATCTGTCTACCAGCCAGCCTGTTGCCACTGCTCCTGCGATGTATGACCATAGGTTTCGTTGTCGTTTCGCAAGCTTCACGTCATGCGTCAGTTCATCGATTTTCTTCGTCAACTTGTCTAAAGATAGATTCAATTTCATCAAGTTCTCTTCGGCTGTCTGCAATGAGATCTCTGCACTCTGCAATTGTTCTTGAGTTATCATCAATTCTTTTCTGCACTCTGTCAGCTGATTCTGAAGCTCGGTCAACTCTTGAGATGCTTCTGTCGAGTTGCTCTCCAGCCGATTTAATTTCAGCTCCAGCAGATCTAACCGCATCTGCTGATTGCTTGCTGTAGTCTTGAGCTTCTCGTACTGCGTCCTTTGCATCGTTACCGTTTCCGCCGGTACCTGTGCATATGAGATATATGAACAAGGCGACAACAGCAATGACAGCGCAAGCAACAGCGATAATCTTTTTCTTCTCATACATTTTACACCCCGTTCTCTAAATACCACTGCGCTTTCCCGCGCAAGATGTCTCCGCCGGTGCCGATCTCGTCCTGATCGCAAAGCTGCTCTAAATCCCAGCGGCAGTCAGGCTCTCCGCTGTACAAGCCGTAGCCGTCGTCGTTTGCGGCCTCGCCGTGCGTCATGAAATGCTCTCTATCAATCGGATTATCAAAAACCTCGGCAATAACAGCGAACATCTTCGCCAGCGTTTCAATTTGCGCGGCGGTCGGCGGATACTCGCCTAAGTCGTTCGGGCGTGCATTGTAGCAACAACACAAAGCGATTGCAATGCTGCCTGTATTCCTGTGATATGTTGCTTTCGGAACTTCATCTAACGGTCTTGTGTAGATGATTTCACCGTCTCCGTCAACGTTAAAATGATAATCGTTAAACGTTGTAAAATACCGTCCAGCTGACCAGTGTCCGTATGTCGTCGCCGGCCATGGGAATTGATAAAAATAATCTCTTTTATCAATGAGCTCTTGTTTAAATTCGGCTATTGTCATAAATACCTCCTATCTAAAATAACCGCTATTTAGCGGTTATTTCTTGAGCTTTGCAAAAATATTATTATCAAGCAGCGTTATCAACTTGTCGATGTGATGATTTCCTGCATCCCGCAAGTTCTCACAAATACTCAAAATTTCGTTATAGCAAATATAGCCAAACATGAATTTAAGCACTGGCCACGACAGCGGGATTTCTATTGCCGATAAAACCGTATCAATCTGAGAAGCTGTAAGAATAAGAATTGTGAAGAGAATAAATTTTGTCAGAAAGCCCCACAGCATAATTTTAGATTTTAGCCGTTTTGCGCTGAACGCGAGAACAATGCCGTATAGCTTCTCACGTGTCGTTAAGTAGTTCGGATCCATGCCTTTATCTACAAGATACCGATACCCGATAGCCAGCCAGCGTGTAGAGATGTCGATGATAATTAACCAGAAGTATGCGTTGAGCACAACGCCGTAGGAGCTGTTGATGAACGACAAGATGTACATCAACACAACGCTTACGACTGTTTTTGATTCCCACTTGTCTAAGAGATTCAAAGAAGTTCGGCAGAAATATTCGGCGAAGTCTATAATGTCTAAGACGAAAATGCAGGTAACAAAACCGCCCCACCAAACGGGTGGTTTATTGTATTTTTGTATTTTTCTTTTTAATTTTTGAAAGAATGTCATGATTAACTTATCCTTTTCCAAAAATGCACTTTGTACGCTGGTGGTTGTACTGTGCTTGATTTTCCGTAAATATTGTTTGATTTTGACGCGTCAAGCACTGCTTTTAGAGCAGACTTATTTCCTTGAAAGATATCCCCCATTGAAGGAATCCTTTCTTGCTCATCAGATAGATAAGCCATTCCGCCTGCTCCTCCAAATCCTGTTCGATCACCATACCCTACTATGTATCCAGTTATATTTGGCAGCCCTGCTTCTATTGTTCCGCCCGCACCACTTGATGTACCCTGTAACACTCTATCCTGCGCAATTTCTTCCCATGTTGCCAATCCATCTGCTTCACCTGGCTTTAGCGCGTCATCTGTTGCTGTCGTTACTACTATGCCGACCGGATACAACACGTCTATCATTGCTTTTAACCGACTGTCCACCACTCTGAATTTTGCGCTACCATCTGTGATTTCCTGCATATTCTTTCTCCTTTCAATCGTTTGTTAAATATACTAAACATGCAACAGATTCATGTCCCGGCGATGTAGTATATTCATCCGTATAACTGAGATATAGTTTACCGTCTGTATTTATTGTCAATCGTACAGCTTTACCGTTGCTGTTGTTTATAAGGGCATAAAATTCAAGATTTATAAATGATTTTGGTAGCCCCGATGCAATTTCAATGAGACCTTCTTTTGCACTTTTCATTCGTACAAAAAGATGCACTATGTTTTTTATTTTTACACACGATAAATTTTCGATGTACTGTGAGTCTATAGTCGCATTAATTGTTTCCATCTTTCCGTAATTATTGAGTTTTTCATCTACATATTCTTTCCCTGTTACCGTCTTAACTGTCCACTTCACGCTTCCGTCATTAACTGCTACCCCCCCGATACAGTTGACAAATTAGGTTCGATGTTTCCCGTGGTTCCCGCCTGCGTGCACTCAAGATATGCCCATGACGGGAGTTTAGATGAGTAGACGATATCGCCGACTTTATATGCTTTCTTGCGTTGCAGCCGATTGACAAATGACACTGTTTCATCTAAATCTGTTTGATTCGCCTTTTTGTCTACTTTTGTCGATACAGCCGCTAAATCAGATTGATTTGCTTTCTTACCAATTTGATTAGCTATCGTCGTTGCGAAGTTCGGGTCATTACCGAGTGCTGTCGCTAATTCGTTAAGCGTATCAAGAGTTTCCGGTGCGGCTCCGACAAGTCCAGATACCGCGTTTTGCACAAATTCTGTATTCGCAATTGTTTTAGAACTGTCACCTGTCGGTGCCGTTGGTGCTGCACTCGTACCTGTCACCGCTAATGACTTTGCTTTAACCGTGTCAGCGTTGACTAAATTAAGGTCACTCGTACCTGTCACCGCTAATGACTTTGCTTTGAGATTATCCTTATCCGCCGATTCACTTTTTTTATATAGATACTCCAGATCGTTTGCAATGTAGTCTAAGATCCCATCGTTGTTTTTTGTGCAGAACGGTGTGTTTTTTCCGAATGATCCGGGCTGTATGATGTTATCGTTCTCATCACGTATTTCCGGGTGCTGAAATGTCTGCGGTCTCATTCGGATACCTCTGCTTTTTTAATCTCCAGCGTGACCGTGTCTCCGTAGTTCAGCTCATCGGTTTCTTCTTGCGACGTTGTTGACATAGCATAGACTTCACCGGTGTCCGGATTGTGAAAGCTGAATGTCGTTAAAACTCCGTCATTTTGCGGATAAGACACTTTACCATTGACTTTGCATTTTCTTTTCATGATTTCTCTCTCCTTTTTAGTAATTTGTAACATCGATCACCATATAATTAAATGCATCATAATGATATGAATCGCCAGATCCGGGGAATCCCGTTGCATAGTACATAGATAACGTTCGTACCTGTACTTTCCCGTTGACAATCGCTGGGAAACTTACTTCCGTTATACTGCCGCCAAACTCTCCCTTTGTTTCTGTATAAGCTATATCTGATCCGATCTGGCATATGGCATACTTATTTGTTGCCGACGGCAATGTATACCCTGTTGGTCCAAAATGTCTTACCCTCATATATTCTTTAGTGCTGTCAAATACGCAACATCCAACGCTGTTAAATACTTGTAAGCCGACTCCACTTTGTGCTGGTGTACTCGTATCAAGGCCGAACACATAAGCATATACATCCGGGTATGCATTTCTAAAATCTTCAATATCTAATATTTCGTCATCGGTATCCTCATCTTCGCTGTACTCTACACCGCGAAACTCAATTCGTTTTGCCTCGTAGTCATAATCTTGAATTATCAACATATTGTTATTTGAAGTCATACCACCCACCGCAACGAGGATTTCATCTTTTGCGAGATCTAATACAGGCACATCTCTTCTCACAATTTCTACCGTTTTTAAATCTATCAATTTTATTTTTCGCTTAAGTACAAGATTCTTGTATGTCTGGTTAACAGTTAACTTATTATCGCCGTTATATACTGTAATTCCCGCACTTGTCATGTTAGTACACCCCGTATAAAAGAACCATAGACAATCGTTTATCAGCTGGATATGATCCGTAATCCCACGATATGCTTTTCCCATTTTTTGTTATTGTCGGCATATGATACTCGGTATGAATTGATGGAGTCAATGGCGGTGTTTTTATATTTAGCGGATAATACCACAAATCCCCATCACTTAATTCGTCGTTAGTAATACTTCCGTTCGTTCCATTGATTTGGACTACTCCGAGATATTTAACCAGCCTGTCGGTAACATCTAATACGCATACCCCGTTCTCATCAAAAACTTGTAATCCCTGCGGCATATACCTTATTGTCACCTCTTTCTTGACTCCGTCTTTAACTATGTACCCTTTACTTTCTATCGGTACCTTTACCGTAATTTCCGTGTGATTTTCGCTATCTTCAGGTTTTTCTTCTTCATGCGGCTTTTCTATGTCGCCTCGTTTCTTCTTTTTCAAGCACGTATACACGATGACACCGATAATCACAACTACAATTAACATGTACATCATTTTTGCCACACTCCCATCCGTACTCTTAACATATTGTTGCTGTCATATACTTCAATCAGGTTATCTTTGATTTCCGTTCTCGCTCCGCTTGTTTTCGTCCGCAACGTGCCGATATTTGCTGTGATTGCCGACAAACTTGTCACTGCCAATTTATCCGCTGTGACCGCTTTTGCCGCAAGCATTCTTGAGACAATGACATTGTTATCTATAACCGTAGTGCTCTTGATGTGCAGATACTTTCCGTCTATTGTCGTAGTCGTCGACGACAAGTTAATCTGATTGATGACATCGCCTTTTTGCACCCTTAGATTGATAGCGTCTGTCATCTGCGCTATGGCACTGTAATTGGCTTTTGCAAGCATGAGATTGCCGAGGTTCGATACAATCGTTGTGACATCTTGCTTTGCGATAGCGCCGTCATTGAGTTTCTGCTTGATTAGCTTGTCGACTTTTTCAAGACTGATTGCTTCGTCTTCAAGCATATCTTTAGATATTGAGATTTTGACGGTAACACGACTTTCTCCAGATTTTTCGCCTTCTCCGAATAGGTCATAGTATGCGATGGATACATCATAGATCCCTGCGCCGCAAGTGTGACTGTAGCTGTTGTTTTCGGTCTTGATTGTCTTCTGCCCGTCGGTGCCGCTGATGTAAATGTTCATCCCGGCGCAGTCTTTCGGAATCGCTTCTGCTGTCAGCCCGAAACCGCCGATTGTACTTGTCAGCGCTGGCTGATTAGGTTTTTTCGGTACCGGCTTGTTATACTGCAAAATAGCGGGCGCAGAGTATTTGCCGATGGCTGATTTTGCGTACAGATACAGTTTCCCGCTTCGTTCTGTCAGCGGCAGGATAGCAGACAGGTTATTCGTCCGCGCTAACAGTCCTGCCGTTTCAGCGCCGGCACTGTCATCTGTCCGGATCTCGTAAAACGCAACATCAGTATTTGTGACTTCTTTCCAGCTGGCAGTACAGACAGACCCGAAGTCTATTCCGAATCCGTCGGGCGTGTTCGGAATTTCCGTTTTAAGTGCAACAAGGATCTTCATCTGCGGAGATGTGTCCGGACTTGTACTTTCGCCCCATTCGTCTTTCGTACATACCGCGATCAGGTAGGTGTCGCCGACGATGGCCTGCGGTATAACGACCTGGTCTTTTCCGCTTCCGCCGAATGTCCACTCGCCATCGAATCCAAGTTCAGAGCCTTTGGTACCCTCTTTAATGACCAAATCTTTTGCCTGCCCGTTGCTTGTTTTGTACCAGACATCGCCCTGCAGATAAGACTGCAGTTCGGGCGGCGTCCAGTTTACCACGATGTCATAGCGAGATACACCATCGGCAAGCTGTCTGTAACGGTTATATGCGGTTAAATTCGTAACCGGCGGGATGTAGTATTTCTGCAGTGTATATTCGTAAGCTTTAACTTCTGACAGATCCTGATTTCCAGCGCCGAAGATGTTGTATGAACAGAATTTTAAATAGATTTTCTTGCCGATGTCGTCTTTCGCGAAAGGTACTTTAAATACCGAATTGTCAAGACGGACAAAGTCTGTATCTTTAGCATGCATTCTTATCGTTGTATTGCACTGACCGCGGTATAACCCGGACAGCAGCCACGCACCGTTTGACTGCAAATTAGCGTTGATGTAACTCATGCACTCGCCGTCTATCCAGCATAATGTATTCTTGCGTTCTGCGTCCTGCGGCGTACCGCTAAGCAGCTGATCATTACACGTTACAAATACTTGATTGCCGGACGGGTGGTTCGGCATCGGCGACAACGGCTGTATTAATTTACCGCACCGCGCAGAGCCTGCAATTTGCCCAGCGGTACGATAATTTGTGTTGTCGTCAGAGACGTACACTGTACATCCGCCCCAGCCGTCGGCTTTGCCTTTTGCTGCAATCCACAGCTCCAGTCCGGCAGATGTGAGATCCGCAGACGGCTGGAAAATAACCGGAACAGTATCCGGAGCGGTTTTGTTGTAATCGATGTACGGCCTGTCGTTTGCGTGTACGTTGTATTTTGCGGCAGGATAGTCGCCCGGTGCTCTTGAGAGTGCGGTCACCGTCAGGCATCCGTCAGTTCCTTCTGTGATACCATTGACCACTGCTACCTGTTCAAATATCCCTGAATTTTCATCGGTCAAGCGAACTAAATCGCCGACTTCTAATTGACAGAAGCTCCAGTCAAGTTTGAACGTGTACTGCGTTCTTCCGTACTTGTTATTTCTCGCCAGTTGTTCAGCGATTTTAACCGCCCGCTCTTTCGTGTATATGTAGTGAGCATTTGTCACGCTGGCGGCTCGTACACCATAATTTTTGATATCCTCGGTAAATTCATAGCTGACTGATTCTTTTTCGTAACCGTTTGCCCGATTAATAAACTCGACTGGGAACTGGTTATATACTGCAGAACTGTCTTTTCTCTTGTAGATTACAAGCGCACCGCCGGTCTGCGGCAGAAAATCATCCGCCGTAAGATCGTAGACAACCGTTTTATTCGGTGTCCAGTTCCCCACCGGTCTATCAGCCAGCGGTACGATCTTCAGCTTGTCATTTGACCAGAACGCATAAGCATTGGTCAATTTTGCGATTTCATTAACAACTTCCCGGGCGGCTTTCGAGTCCTCATCAGGCGGTGAGGAAATTAAAAGATCTGCTTCTTTGCAGTACTTCCGGTAGTTGTCCAGCCCGATGATCTGCATGCCCTTTTTGCCGATTTTATCAAGTACGTACCGTATATAGTCGGCAGGATTGACATCGATGCCGTCTCCGGTCTCTAATAGTCTGCCTTTCACCTCAAAATTATACGACGGCATAGATCCCGAATCACCTAAATCAATAACGCCCGCCATGTAGGCCAATCCAGGATATGGTAAGGCCTTGTCCGGGTGTTTTCCTTGCGTATATGCCCAGGGCTGCTGATTTTCTTTTCCATCAAATAGCGTCAACTGAATGTCATCTGCCGGGTAATTGTGTACATTTTTACCGATCCACACTTTTCCGATCCCAGAAATAGGACCCTCACAAAGTCCTAAAATGACCGCCACCGTGTAAGTGTAGGTTATGCTGACTTGCTTAGATTTACCGCCCTTCCCTGCTTTGTGCGTTTCTCGGTGTTCGTGAGCAGTGAAATCATCATAGTAAATTACATTTCCCGCAGTTCGTACAGTGCCGATGATTTCCGGTACAACAGCGCCGTATTCCGCAGTATTGACAGTAAATTCACTTATCTTATTTGCTCGCGTTGTCGTTGTTCTTCCGCGAAAAAAGCTCATCGTCTCACCTTCTTTCTGTTAAATCGGTAAATTCCGCGCAGGCGGCTCCTGCCTTTTGCGTCAAAAAACATCACATCAGAAAGGTCTGTCATAACTACGCCACGGTCTATATAAGCGTGAATAACACGTCCTTTTCCGACATAGACAGCACCGTGTGAAATGCACCGTCCGAACTGATACAGCAAGAAATCTCCGGGCTGCATGGTCTCTACTTCGTCGCAATATTTTTGCACATAGCTCAGGAACCATTCATCGCTGTGGTGCAGATGCCATTCGTTAGAATATGGATCAATTTGTATACTGTCTTTTTTCAGCAGTCCGGCGTCTTCTACGCAGCCTATCAGGAGCATGCCGCAGTCTACACCGCAGCCTTTTACCTTTGCGCCGTTGATGTGCGGCGTGCCTAACCATGCTGCGGCTGCTTTTGCTATTTTTTCACCGTCTGTCATATGAGCACCTCTCGCCGTGGTACAAACGGCGCAATCAGCGTCGCGGCATCGGTTTCTTTGCTGTAGATAACGCCGTCTTCGTTTGTCGTGTAGCTTCCCTGCGGATAGTACCTGCGAACCGGAAACTCCATGTTGAGCCCCTGCGTTTCTGCTTTGACGGACAGCTCAATCTTGATACCGCCGGCGGATTTAACTTCTACATTTCCGCCGAATAGGTCAATCGCACCCACGACAGATTGATCGCGGAAGAAGCATCTCCGAAGATATAATTTAGCTCTGTCAAGTACTCCGCTGTGCGCCGCCTGCAAGAACGGCAGTCCTTCCAGCTTGTCATTGATATCCGCCTGCACAGTAACGGTCATTGTATCAACTACCACACGATCATGAATCTTAACTTGCTGTCGCTTAATCAGTAACGCGTTGTGCAAATACGTATGCCCGCCAAAAGATATATCCATATCTGTATCGGCATAGTAATACTTATTGCCGTTGTCTAAGACAAGCTCGTATAAGTCGCAAGAAGTAATCTTCTTTTCTGTCTCAAGATAGGTCTCCAGAGATTTATTCACTGTTTTCATCGGACTACCTCCAGCTTAAAAGTTTTAGACTTGTTGATGTTAAGATACTGCCGTTCAATATCTATTCCGTCGTCTGCAAACATAACTTTCCAGTAGTATGTATAGTCCGCTGTAACTTTTGCCGTACTTGCCGGCGCAGTTTTGAATTTCACCGTCCCGCCGGTAACTGTATATGCGCTGCTTGCTTGTTTCACGCCGTCTACATATACTGTTACTTTTTCGATATACTCGACAGGTTCTACATATTCGCCCATCTTCATAACGGCTTGATAAGTTCCGCTCGTGATCAACGGCAGCTGTATTCCTTTTTCCTCATAGTCTTCCGGATCAAGCCACAAAAAAGGGATATGCGCGCCTTTCAGTAGCGCTACAAATCCCAGCAGCTTTCTATATTGTTCATCTGTCAAGATCTGAAATTTCGTTTCTATCGTCCAATTCGGCAAGAGTTGTGTCGTGAGTGTACGTACTTTACCGCTTCCCGATTTTTGTACTTTTGTATTCCAATCCATTGATTTTATACTTTCCCAAGCCAATCCGTTAAGATCCTCTGGGAATTTCCTAAGTATCATCAGAACACCCCGCTATTTCCAGCAAAATTCAAATCTTCTTCAAAAAATGCTTTCCGAATTTCGTCTACGGCGCCGTTACGCAAAAAATCAGCAAACGATGCAGCATCAAGAGTATTGATATCCAAATGTACTGATTTGTTTCCGCCTTTCGTGATCGTTGTTGACTCTGTATTCCGGATGTCTGCAGTCTTTACCGCTCCGCCTTTTGCAAAACGCGGCATACGTCCTGAATTGATTGCATTAAGCAGCGGTAATCCTACTTTTCTGACAGCGTCAGCATTGAGAACGTACTCACCATTAGACAGCCAAGCTGGAATGCTGTCTGATGTAGCCGTCCCCGGACCGCTGATAGGTCCGCCGGTCGCAAATCCAAACATGCCAAATCCGAATCCCGACTTTGCAGACATAAGCTGCAGTGCTACAGTAGCCGCACCGACTGCTGTAGTAAATGCTGCCAAAGCACCTGTAGCGGTAACGGTTGCTCCGACTTCTGTCGGTTTCGTGCCTGTGTTAATGGCGTTTTGGATGACGTTATATGCGCCCATGACCATTCCGCCTTTTTGTGTGCTGCCAGAGAAAAGTCCCAGTGCTACATTAGACGCGCTTAGGTTGTTTTTGAACGCATCAAACATTGTATTCATACCATTGTCGTATGTTCCGCCGTTACTGTCATTATTATTCCCCCCGCCGAGCAGGCTGCCGCCGAATAGAGATTCTGTCAACCGCCCCGCCCATTGTTGCGTAATCTGCTGTAGTATTGTCTCTCCGATTCCCGTTATGAGATTGTACAGCGAGTCTCCGAGTGTTTCGGATCCTGTCAAAATGTTTTGGAAAAATTCTTGGAATTTATCAGTTGAGCTCTCCGCAAGTTCTGCAATCTGCGACTGCATTGACTCATGCCCCGTCTTCCATACACTCAGATACGTTTCGAGGGCTTCTGTCTGTCCTTTCCAGTTCATATAATCTTGTCCGTCGCGGCTGCTTGTTAATGCCCTAAGCAGATCTGAACGATGGTTATCTATTGCGTATTTTGCCTGTTTTTCAAATGACTCTTTATATGCCTCTGTACGTTTCTTTGCGGCTTCGGCGGTCTTAGCAGTGTACCATTCTTCGACAGCCACCATCGCTTCTTTATCTTCTTTGTTTTTAGAAACTTCTTTTAGGCGTTCCGTTCTCTCTTTGTTGATCGCATTAACTGTAGCCTCATACTCAGCATCAGCAAGTGCTTTAAAGTCTCCAGTGAGCTCTGCACCTATCTGCTTCGTTTCGGTCTTGATTTTGTTCCAGCTTTCCGTCCATGTGTCGGTCAGCTTCTGTTTCATAACCGTTCCGTATGTATTGAGCTGTTTTTGCAGTTGTTCGACCGCGTCTTTGGGAATACCGGCATTAGATAGTTTGTTAATTTCCTCCTGCTTCTGTCTGATATCTTCTGCCAGCTTGTTCATACCGGACATGTAAGCGCCTTCGGTTTCACTGTCTATAGCTTCCTGCATCGTCGAAAACAACCGGATTGCCTCTTCTTTAGCCTGATTTAACCGTCTCAATGCCTCATTGGCTTTTTTACCGATTTCATCAGTTGTGAGTGTTACTGTTTTTCCCCCGGTGTATTCACTAATTGATCCGTATCCAAGCGGATTACCGAACCATTGATTTGCTTCAGACATACTACCGCGATGCACTCCGCCGGTCGAGTTTCTCGCTATATACTCACCGTTTCCCGCATAAATTCCGACATGGTCTTTCCAATCTATCATGTCGCCTTCCTGCGGTACGTATCCCGTTCCCGCTGTGTGATAGGCCGTGCCGAACTGATTTACAAGCTGATTCCCGTTAATTGAGTTCAGCCCCTGTATTCCCGCTTCCTGATACAACGCGGAAACAAAAGCGGCGCATTGCACACGGGCATCTTCAACAAGCGGCGACATCCATTGTTCCCCCTCGGGATGCCTCGATGCTATATTTACAACTTCTTGACCTATTGGCGCTTCTACCTGATATGTTTTCGCTTCTTTAATCGCTTTTGTATTATCTTTTGTTGCAGATGTTCCTGATTCAAAAGCAGCCTTTAAAGCCTCAATTTGTGAATTTATAGCTCCGTTGTCTATGCTTGTTCCGTCACCATATTTTTCGTGAAGTTTTTTAGAATTCTCGTTAGCAGCAGCATACTTCCTATCCCATGCCGCTTTGGCTTCATCATTTTCCTTTTGACTATAAACATTCATCCGTGTCCCATTTTCTTTTACACGGATCATTGTGTTGTCTTTTTCGCTATAGTAGTAATCTTTACCGTTTACGTTTACATATTGTGCGTTTTCTGCCTCTCTCTTCTCTTCCTGATGGAATTCATACAGCTTATACGTTGCGGCTACAATAGCCGCAGCCACACCCAGCCATCCTCCGGCCAGTGCCCATACCGCGCTTGCCGCATGACGCAACGGACCGAGTGACCCCCTCGCTGCTGTGCTCATTCTGATACCAGTATCCACGGCAGCTTTTCCGGTCTGTTGTGTAGCAACGGTAACCGCGGTCTGTTCCGCCGCCAGCATGTTGCTCGACGCACTGGCTAATGTATTTGCCGCAACCATCTTCCCTGCCGCGGTTTTATGCGCACCGGCTGCCGTATTTGCCGCGCTCGCCTGTACCGCTGCTGACTGCCTTGCCTGCATATTGATTTCTTGATATGCCGCTGTCATGCGGGCGGCTTCCATCCTTGCGGTTTCGGCAGCTTTAGCTTCTCGCATGACGCAGTATTTTGAATAACTTGCCTCTTTTTCAGCGTCTGTCATCTGCGCTGTACTAAGGGTCTTCAAGTATGCTTTTTCTTCCGCCATTGCCGCTTTTTCAATGTTTTTTATCCGGCGTGCAATACTTTTTTCCTGCTGTACAGTCAGCGCATCTTCTGAAATGTCTCCGGTTCCAATCGACGCAAGCGATCCCATTGCTGATCTTGCTTTTTGCAATGCCTGCAGTGTCTTATACGCCACCGTAAAAGCTACCAGTGTCTTCGTCAGCGACAGCAGATTTTCTTTGTTTTCTGCTATATATTTAGCAGTTGATGACAATCCATCTAAAATCGGCGGCAATACTTCTTTCGCTACTGGCGCAAGTATAGCCCCGCCCGCAATAGCGAGCTGTCCGAGCTGTGCCTGCACTACATCAAGCTCTACGCTTATTTCATGCATCTGCTTTGCGTCAAGCCCTAATCCTTTTATTTTTGCCGCATTTTCTGATGCTTCATTGTAATTTTGCAGGGTTTTAACAAGCGTCAGTCCACGGGCTCCCAGTGTATTCATAATGAATTCCTGTGCATATCCCGCCTGCGATGCTTTTTGATAACCTGCCGCCAGCTGCGCAAGCTGGTCATTAAGAGGCAACAGTTTACCGTTCTGATCTGTCAGAGTAACACCTACGGCACTTAAGACAGCTCTTGTCTTTTCTGCCGCCTCTCCGCTTCCTTTGATTGTCGAGTCAAGGCGCATAAACGCTTTCCCTGCAAGTTCGCTGTCACCGCCGGTTAGCTTGAGTATTCTTGAAAATTTAGCAGCTTCAGCATTAGTTATCTGCAGCCTTTGTGCGAGTTCATATGTTCTGTTTCCTGCCTCAACGGCTCCTTTTATCAGATTCGTCAGTCCGAATCCCGATGCAGCCAACGCCGCCATTCCGCCAAATTTACCGATTAGCGTTTCAAGACTTCCCGTGGTTCCTTCCAACGCGGACTGCATGTCTTTTACCGGATTAACCTTAAATGCTGTTTTGACAGCCCCCGGTACTTTGTTTAATTCTTTTTGCAGCCCGGACGAGTCCGCGCCAATTTTAAGCTGTAAATCGGAAATGGTAGACATTTATACACCCCCTCCCAAATTGAATACTTTTTTCAAATATGCCATTTCTTTTTTTGCATTTTTCACTTTATCTTCTTCCGTAATCCACAACGGATCCGCAATTTCATGCGGTTCTATCGGCTTTTTCAGCTGCGGGGACATTAGCCATGAAATGAAGTACGCTATTCTGTAATCCTGCAAGCGCCGACGCTCGTCGCTCGCCTCAAGATATCTATAGAATTCAAGCGGCGTTAATCGCGGAAATTCAGGCGGTTTGAAACCGATGCGGTATGCTATCGGTTCTGCATACCGCATCCAGTCTTCAAATGTCTTTATCGGCGATTCTTCTTTTTCATCGGCGCCTCTTTTTTCGGCGTCCCCTGTGTAAAAAGTCCGGATTCAACCACCGCATCTACGATGTATTTTGCGAGTTCTCCGATGTTTCCGCCATTTTCACAGTACATATCCACGAAATCATAAGCATCGAAATTCTTCGGCTGGTTTAAAAGTCCGGCCCGCAAGCCGGAAATGATAAAGTGTATTGTAGCACTCTGTACCATTCCGACTGCACCGTTAACAAGCACGGAACTTATAACTGAAAAGAGAGACGTTCCGAGATATTGCTCAAATCTCTCAAGGCTTCTTACTGTGTATAGCAGCTGATACCTTGATTCTCCTATTTTGATTTCTACCGATTTACGCATAATTAGCCTCCAGTAACATCATCTGCGGCAATTTCAGAAATCGGTCCTTTTCCGTTTAACGTGGCAGCAACGGTAGCTACCCCGTCGTGGGATACGTCCTTTGTAAAATCGGAAATAGTAACCCATCCGGTCTGGCATGTCTTATCCGGGTATGCGATTTTTACATGAATCGGTATGTCGTGATGGAATGCGTATTCCATAATTGACAGTGCCGCGTCATCCATTACAAGCAAGCCTGTATAGCTGATACTCCAAGATTTCGGACCCGCGAGAGTTTCTCCCCATCCGCCGGAAGTCTTGTGAGATCCATCAATAGAATCTGCTTTGTATTCCACGGGGGAGTTTCTCTGTCCTCCGACGAGTACCCATGTCGGCTTTTTCCCTGTGGTTGTTGCCTTATCTATATACAGCAAGGTATCTTTTCCCGCTGTAGCCATAGACGTCCCCTCATATACTGGGAGTTTTTTAAGTTCTTCTGCTGATAATTTAGCCATTTTTATACCTCTTTCTTGTTAAAATTCTGAATAGTAAATAATATTGTTACTGTGCCGTGATAGCCCGTGGATACTTCCGGAAAATCCTCTACCAGATCAATTTGTGTACTATTAATCCGATATTGAGGCAGCTCCATATCGCATCCGTAGGCAGATATCAATGCACATATATCGTTTAGCGTTTCATTGACTTGTTTTTTCCCATCCTCCCCATCCCATACTTCTACGTTCAGTGAAGCGTCCCAAATAATCAGATCTTTATTTGACAGTGGCTTGAACGTAGCCGCGCCCAGGGTGATATAAGGAAGTTTCGCACCTTTGGGAACTGAGCCGTGAATCGGTATCGTTTGACCTTCTTTCAGTAATTTAAAAACCGCCATCCTGAGAACGGTTGACGGTACGTCTTTGATAAGTCTCATTGAAATACTTTCTCCATTTCGTTTTCAATCTTGCTCCGTTCCTGCATCATTGCCGGCCGCATAAACGGACGTTTCGGCATTTTCCCTGTGCGAATAGTTCCGCTTACGAATTTATCGTTTATTCGCATGGCTTTTTTGCCTTTGCGCGGATCGTTTGATGTTATACGTTCAACTGTTCCGAATTCTACGAGATGCGAATGCGGGGCGTCGCTCTTCACTATTCCCTGCGGCTTTTCTCGTTCCATTTCGGAATGGATTCCTGCTTTCAGACTTCCAGTAGGTCCCATTGGCGCTTTGATGATGGCCGCTTTCATGACTGCTATCGTTCCTTTTGCAATGACATTCCTGATTTTTCCTTGCGTTTCCTTATCGTAGCGTTTGATGTCGTTAGCCGCTTTTTGGATTACCTTTCCCGAGAACATCTTGATATCGATTCCGCGCCTGCTCATGTTTCTACCGCCTCTGTTGTTAACACGTAAACGGCAGGATCCGAACGATCTACATCTATTACCTTATACACCCGTCCGTTTTCCTCAACATGCCATCCTTTTTCGATTTCTCGTGGCCGTATTCTTATCCCTTGCGTTATCAAGACCGCCGTACCATCTCCCATAATCGCGCTTGGGGTAATACGTTGTTTCAAGAATTCCGCCCATACGGATCCAGCATCTTTCCACTCAACAACAGAGCCAAATCCTACATCTTCACCAATAACTGGCTTTTTAATTGCTATCCTGTGGCGCATCTTTCCGATATTCATACCTTATTCTCCGGTTTTCTTCGTGCGCCTGACGGTCTTTCTCGTTGTCTTCGGTTTTTCCTTTGTGGTTTCCTCCGGCTCTTCATCTTCCTGATCTTCTTCTTCATTCTGATTGTCCGCCGGATCGTCTTCTGGCTTTTCGTGTTGTTCAATTACTTCTACATATCCGCCGGAAATATAGGCATCTAATTCTTCCACCGCTCCGTCGTACGTCTCTCCGACATCAACGATTGTTCCGTTTATGATAATTTTCTCTAGTGCTTTTACCAGCATGTCATTCACCTCTCGTTTCTAATTGCAGCAGTTGGGCGGTAATTGTAAACGGTAATTCCGCCCCTTGACCTACCGCATTTCTGTTTTCGTACCAGTAACCTACGATCATATGCATACAAAGGATAGATTGGGCGTCAGTCTCTTTGACTTCGACGCCCGTCCCCTGCAAAATAAACGCTTTGGCTGTATCAATGAGTGTCCGGATGACCTCATCTTCCTGGTTTCCGTCAACTCGGAGATACGCTTTAACGCCATCCAGAATGCTCATAATACCTCCTTATGCAAGCGTCAGCTCGCCATATACTGCTGCGGCACTGTCAAACGCTTTAACGTCAAGCCTTGTAATTGCCTTGATATCGTAAGAATCGCGAATAAATGAGTTCCCGCCGATACCTGTGCCTTCGAGTGTAATAAGCTGGCGGTCAAAGAGTACGATTGCATCCGCCAGAGACCCGACAATAATCGGCGCCACTTTCTTCGGAGATGTCGCACTCGGCAGGTACTTATTGCTGACAACGGTAACCGGATGAGCAAACAGCAGTTTCTGTGTCGGATTGAGCGGATTCGGCTGAAGCAGGTAGCGCCCTTCGGAGTCTTTCAACTTGTCTAAGAAATTAAACCCGTCCTGATTGGTAACGATACCGGACGTCAAAGAAATCGCCGGGTCAAGATCCACATTCAGAATGTCTTTCAAGCTGTCTACATTAGCAACAGGTTTCTTTGCCAGCGTTTTCATGATTGCGATGATCAAGCTATTTCTTGTGACCACATCTTTCTTAGCAAACCACGCACTCACATAAGAAATGAGATTCTGGTCTGTGTCAGACAACATCTCTTTTGAAATCGGAAGAATGCCTGCATATTTTTTGATCGCGTATGCGATTTTTTCAAATTTCGGACCGTCGATTTCTTTGATTGTTGCCATTTCATCAACGCTTTCAAGTGGCGTCATTTCTGCCCATTTTTCCATGACGCGTGACCCCGTCATAGTGGTTGTGGGCGTAATCGTGACAAGCTGGTCCAGCGGATTTAACGCTCTCTTGAGTTCGTTGATTTTAGTTGAGATGTCTTGCGGAACGATAAGCCCGCCGTCGGCGTCTACCCCTGCTTTCATACCGGCTCTTGCTTCTTTCAGTACTTCGGCTTCCGCGTCCGTCGGCATCTGGCGCTTAATCTCTTTCACAAGCCCGCTGAACATAAGATCTCTTTTTTCTTCGTCGGTGATTTCTGCCGCGCGTGCCGCCGGGGGAACCGTTGCCGGAACATCTGCCAGCGTTTGTTCAATTTCCAGCTGCCTTTTGAGTTCTCTTAATTCAGCTGTTTTACTTTCCGCTTCGTCAAGTTTTTTATCTGCCATTAACGCGCGGATTTCTTCGGTTACTTTCGCCATTCTCTGGCGCAATTCTCTTTCTTTTTCTGTCATTTCTTCTTCCTCCATTTAAAAAGCCGCCGTTCGGCGGCAATTATTGATTTAACAATTCCAGCTCTATATTGAGCTTTCGTTTTCTAATGTTTTCTTGCTCTTCTTTCAAAGAATTAACGTATGCTTCTTTCGATTCCTGCATTGACCGCTGTACAGCCTGCGCTTCGGTGTCCGGGTATGCCGGCGTCGTGACAATCGATACATCCCATAGCCTCTCAATATGCTTGACTGCCCGATGGTACATGTCTTTCTCGCTTTCATATGACCAGTCGGCGCCGCTTTCCGCCAACGTGAATGCAAAAGAACACTGATTGACAACGCCAGCTGCCATATTCGTCATTAAATCCTTAGCATACGCCGTATCGGTCGGAATCAAGCTGAACCGCAGCCCGGTGTCGTCTACCGACAGACTTAGATGCCCGGGTCCCTCGCGAACGGTATTTCTTGCCAGCGGATAGTTCGGATCGTGATTAATCAGCGCTACGACGTTAGACATGTCCGTTTTATCCAGACACCCGCGCTCTAAGATTTCATCAACGCCGCCGAAGTCTTCTGACCGTTTCCCAAACTTGAGAGCATACCCCTCCAAGATGATAGTTTTACCATCTTCCAGCGTCCTAATCTCAAACTGCGTCTGATTGATTCTTCTTTCCCTTTTCCCCATTATCATCACCTCCTTTCAGTGTTCCGTTCTTCGCTTTTGCTAATTGCAAATCTTTCAGAACGGTAATATCTGTATAATTCAGCGAGGCAAGATGAATATCACCAACGTCGCCTATACATTCCATTTCTTCCATATCTCTAATTTCATTAAGCGTATAAATTCCGGCATAGAGCATGTCTTTATAGTATTCAGCTCTTGCCTTACTGTCGCCTCTAAGTTCAGCGGCAGCGTTGAATTTCACATAATAGTTTTCTCTTTCCGGTTCGGTGAACAGCTTATAATTGATTTCCTGTTCCCATGACGTGAATATCGGAAGAAGCGTTGTTTTGATGTAATCGAGGCTCATCGCTTCGGCGTTAGCGTACGTTGCGCGGTCCAGCTGTGCCAGTTTATGCGGCGGTATTCTGTATACCTTTGCGACTTCATTAATCCCGAATTTCTGCGTTTCGATAAACTGCGCCTGATCAAGCTGCATGCCAAGCGACTTATACTCCATCCCCAGATCAAGAACAGCTACACGCCCGGCATTGTCTATACCGCCGTTGATTTTTTCCCACTCCTGTCGGAGTTTCTTTTTCGCTTCCGGATTGATTTTCGATTCCGCCTGCAGTACGCCATGCGTCAGTGTTCCGTTCTTGTAGAATTGACTCTGAAATTTCTTGATTGCATTCTGGCTGTCAAGCTCATCAATTAACGTCCGCCATTTCGGCACGCCGATGAGTCCGTCTTTTGACATTTCATAAAAATGCAAGACATCGTGCGGCTGTAGATGGTACATCGCCCCTTTCACATCGCTTGTCGTATACGTCAGCGCTCCGGTTACCACGTTTAATCGGATTGTCGTTTTCGTTGGATCAAGCGGCCATAGTGATTTTGGATAGCCGTCTGTCCCCCATTCTATATAAGCGATAGCGTTTCCGTAAAATCCCATGTGATACTGCAAAGTCCGCTTAAAAGCAAGCGGTGTCATGAGCGGATTCGGCCGTTTATACAGCAGCTTAGCGACGGGGTGTTTCATTCCCTCTGTCTTTTTCCCGCCGGTCCTGAATGTGTGGATCGGCAGTTTACCGATGTCGTCAGCTAAAATATTGACGCACGTATAGATGTTGCTGTTTTTACTTGCCGTTGCTGCCGTTACGCCGTCGCCGTTAATAGCGGATATGAGCCAATCTGCGGGGCTAAGCAGTGTACCTGAATCCGTCGGGTTTGAAAAAAGCTGTCTTAAAAGCATTATTTATCGCCGCCTTTCTGCGCTTTGGCGAAGATAAACGCCAAAAGCAGGCACTCTATAGCCGCGGTGTATACCGCAACTACGGGAGATATCAATACGCCGCCGGCAATCATTAAAATGCACCCGACGAACAGGAAAATGTCGTCAATTACATACAATATCTTTTTCACATGTCCTCCTTATAGACTGAAATCATCACTCAAAATGTAGTCACTCATGTCATCTTCTTCGGTAATCCGCGCACGTGTAAATGCATTGATTACTGATGCTATCGGGTCAATTCTGTTTGTTGATTTTTCTTTGTCAAGCATGATGTTTTCGTTCTGGTCTTTTTTTGTGACCGCGTTACTGATTGACCAGTCAAGCAGCGGATTTTCAAAATGCAGAATATTTCCTTGGTACGCATTTTCTCTAAATGATTTTGTCGGTTCTGATAGCGTCATCATACCCTGCCGGACTTCTATGCATGTATACTCCTTTTTTTCAAGTTCCTGCGCATAATAAGTCGCATTATACGGGTCATAGCAGATTTCTTTTATGTTCAGCCCTAATTTTTCCGCTGTTTCTATCATCCACTTTGTCATGTAGCGATAATCGACTACCTCTCCCGGATTGACCGTCAGCCAGCCGCCGCGGGCATAGTAGTCATATGGCACCCTGTCTGTCTTTATTTTTCGCTGCAGCGTTTCTTCCGGAATGAAGCTGTGACCGATGACGATGTACTTCGTCCCGCCATCCTCTTTGACCGGAATAACCAATCCGATTGACGTCAAATCGACTTTGCTTGATAAGTCCATCCCGATATAAGCATCCAGTCCGTATAAGTCATAGCTTTCTACCCGTCCCCGAGTGTTCCATTTCCCCATATCCATATACGATGCCCCGGACTGCTGGTTCCAAATGTTCATGTTTTTCGTGAGAAATGATGACATTTTTTCTGGTGTCTCAATCGCCACTTTCAATGCGCTCCTTATATTTGCTATACCTTCCGGATACGTTGCTACGATCGGGTTTGCTTTTATCCAGCATTTTTCGTTTTTAACATCGTCGATCAGGTTTCCATCCTTATCTTTATCCAGTTCATTAACCATACAGAAATAATCCGGTACGTCATAATCGATGTCCGGATTGAGGATCTTTTCTACCAGCGGATATTCTACTCTGTAACACGGTCCTCCGAAGTTCGTACCCGCTGTTGTAATGATAAACAGCAGCGGCTGTTTTCTTGCTATCATTCCGGTGTCGATAACATCTAATATTTCCGATGTCGGATGTGCGTGATACTCGTCAATTAGCCCACATTGCGGATTGAGACCGTCTCCGGTCTTTCCGTCATCTTTTGACAGCGCCCGAATGATGGAGTCACTTTTAAGGTGTCGGATGGTACCATAGCTTTCTTTCCATTTCTCTTTCATTTCTGGCCATCGCCTAAGCATCGCTAAAATTTCATTGTAGATTATTTTAGATTGGATACTTTTTGTAGCCCCGATGTAGACTTCTGACATCGGCTCTCCCATTGCCATCATTTCATAGTCACCGACTATGGCGAGTGATTGTGATTTCGCATTCTTTCTCCCAACCTGCCAATACGCTTTTTTAAAACGCCGGAGCCCCGTATCTTTATTGACCCATCCATAGATATTCCCAAAAATGAACCGCCGAATCGGCTCAAATATAATAGGCTGCCCAGCTAATATTCCTTTTGTGTGTTTATGCATAGCCGCCCACGCAAAGAATCTTAGCGCTCTTTCTTCATCAAAGACATACGGAAATTTCTTTGTACCCACCTTTTCTACATCCTGCAAAAAACGCATACACGCCCAACGATGTTTCTGGCATATATGCGTTTTGTCTTTTATGCATTTCTTACTGTACCTGATCAGCTCTTGTTTCAGCGTCATACATCAAAACCCCTTTTACTTAGCGGGTCTTCTTCTTTCTTTTCAGGTTCTTTCGGTACATTCTTTACTTTTGCAAGCGGTGACAAAAATAATCTATCTTCCATCTGTACAAGCGCTGCCATTTTCGCATTGATTGCTTTGTCCATTGCCATAATACCGCCGGTAGATAAAATGTACTCTATCTTCTCGTAGAGCTTTGCGGATTTTCGTTGACTGTATTCTGCTTCAAGAATTTCCTGTGTTGCAGTCGTTTCTTCACCTGTTAATTCTATTCGAGCAATCTTGTCCCGGCGTTCTATTAAATCTATGTACTGCGCAAACGCCATGCAGTACCTCGCAATCACTCCGATGTCCGCCGATGAAACGAATTTGAAACCGGTGTAAAGTTTCTTGATTTCTTTCCATTTTTTGTATGCTTCTTTATTCGTTTTTACATAAACCGGGCATACTAATTTCTGTTCTCCGAGATGTATTTCTGATTTTTTTCTATGCTCGATTTCAGCTTTCGTCAGGTGACTCGGATTGCCTGAAACTATATGTAAATCAATAGGTTTTGCTGGACGCCCGGCCATGTTATCCCTCCTTTCTTTTTAATGTTGCCGTTTACTCATACTTGACATACCAACACATGATTTTAATGTAAGGTCCATTTCCCGAATTTTTTTCACAAAAGAGGAGGCGCACGGTACTGTCGTTGCCGGTCAAAACATTTTTGACCCGGGGGTAGTCTATCAAGCTTTAATTTTATTTCCGAATCCGCCGTTTTCTCTCGCTGTTTTCTTATCGTGACACCTCTTGTTCATTGCCTGCCAGTTGCTTTCATCCCAAAAAAGATCTTGATTGCCTCTGTGAGGAATGATATGGTCAACAACATTAGCCGGCAGCGGATGCCCAGATGCTTTACACTCCGGGCACTCACAAAACGGATGCTGCGCTAAAAAAGCCTTTCGCGCTTTAGTCCATTTATAGTTATACCCCCGTTTTGACGGTGACTCCCGTTCAAGCCCTTTCGGACTTCTTATGTGCAATTGTTTATGTTTATCACAATAGGTTTCTCTTGTTAATGCGTGGCATCCGGGATGTCCGCATTCTCGCAATGCTCTTCTCATATCTCTCCTTTCAAGCAGTCAGTACCGCCGGAAAGCATAGTAAATGCAAAAGCCGCCCATTTCTGAGCGGCTACATGGCTTTGCAGTTCTTCTATTCAATTTTCGCATCTTAATCTTATCATACCTTGTTCTGTCTTTTTTGGTCTTTTTGGCTTTTTTGGCATTTTTTTATTATATTTTGATTAAATCTTGCCGTAAACTCGTTCCATTCCCGCCCTGGTTACAAGCCAGATGTGCCCCGACTTGCGGCACTCTTCACTTGTAAACCGCGGCGGATATCCTCTTTGCCCAGAGCATGCCTGTTTGATTGTCACAACAGGTATGTTCCACAACTCTGCCGCTTCCGCTGTTGTCATAACCTTTTCAATTAATTTCATTACATCCCAGCCGCCTTTGCTAATGCCATTAACGAAACAAGCAATGCTATAACAGAAATCCATAATGTTAATTTTTGCATAGCTTTTGCGAATATGATATATTATGAATGAACCACCCAGAGGGTGGAGGGTGGGTGTTCCACCCTCTTCGGTCATTGAGCCTTGTAAAGCAATATAATCGCTGTTATCAAATTGATTATTGCTGTTACAAGGCTTATTTTATTATTCATATCCGCATTCTCACCTCCTTTCTGTATTTATTATACATCTTTTCTTATGTATTGTCAAGCGTTTTTATATTTTTTTATTAAAAAATCCACCTTTCGATGGATTTCTTTTTTTATTTATTGCCAGTATATATCTTTCTTTTCAGTCTTTGAAATACTATCTCAAAGCTTACTTCTGCCGCTTCTTTTGTTTTTGTAATATTGTTCCTGCTTATGCGAATCGTCCTTGATATTGCTCTATATGACCTGTGATTTAAATACCACTCTCTTAGTATTGTTTTTTCGTCATCGTTTTTTATCATGTCTATCAGTCTTCGTGCTTCTATCCTCGCGATAATGAGATCTTCATGTTCTTGCATAACCATTTCTTCATATTTTTCTGCGAGTATTACTCTGTCTGACAGGTCGGGCTGTATTCCGCCGGAAACCTTGTCTTTTTCGTATCGCTGCCCTTTTATTTGATAGATATGTGATTTACGTTCCGCAAGCTCTCTTTGCACCGACAGGTACCGCCGGTGTTGATTATATATCGCTTGGAGATATTCCTGCCCGGTTTTAAAGTCTTTTATCATTTATCCCTCTTGTTTATTCTTTCAATAATCTTATCTGTTATCTTATCTACGATATCACTTGCTTTATCTATATTCGCAGGTGTTATATAGTTTGTAACAGTCATTTTGTAGAAAGTGTCTCGTGCCGGGATCATAATATTTAATATCGTGACAACAACAAGTATCTTTAATAACGAATGAAATGTTTTCTGGTTTTGAATAGTTTCGGCTTCTTTATACGGACTTCTATTTGACATATAGTCGCAAAATGCAATCGCGGTAGCTATGCACAAAATCCACATCAAAACATTAATAACTAAATTTATACTGCCTACTACATCGGCTACATAGAATATCCACGGACTTATTATTGGCTCACTCATGACCTTCTCCTTTCAGTATTTTTAAAATCTCTTCTTTGTGTGCTTCCGCCGATTCTTTTGTTCTAAAGCAGTTGCCTATTGCTCTGTTTAAACAATCAAAAGTGTTATAATGCTCCTTAAATTCTCCATGAACCGGATTACCCAAAATGTTGATATGATAATACCAGTTGCCAACTTTCGGCTTAAATGGAATTACTTTAAATTCATAAACATCGAAATATTTTACAAAAACCGCCCACATTGAATTATCACGCCATTCTTCATTAACTTTTGTAAGCAATTCTCCGTTACAAAACTTATTGACCTGGCATTCTTCATGTGCAAATTGAGCTTCAAACTCTTCATCTTCTGCAACGCCAATTCTTTTCATCAGCAATTCCATTACTTCTTCTTTTAGTGTTTTCATATTTTGACCATCTCCACATTTTCAACTAAAAATCCATAATCTCTCAATTCGTATTTATCAAGCCAATTCTGAATAACTTTGTTTATTTCTTTCTCAAGATCTTTCTTTTGTTCCTCTGTGACGTCTTCAAGAAAACCATCGTAATATACACCGTAAATATAACTTTCATCATTCGCCAGGTCTTCGATTATGTTGTCAATGTCTGCTTTTGGCTTGGGTCTTGTTAATCGCCCAACATAGAAACATATAATATCGTTATAAATATAATCATTAAAAACCTCTGAATAACCTGCATAAGGTTCTTGATTATACGGTTTAGCATTCATGAGTTCCTTGCGTCCCGCCTTTATTGCTTCTTCTTTGCTGGGATATGTATCATCACAGTTAAAATGATCTCCACCAATTCCTATTACCCATTTTTCTTTATCCTGTTTCATTTCCTCCTCCACCATTTCTGACACCCGATCCGCATCAACCCAATTTTTACTTCAATCGGGATTTTTTCAACATTGAAATATTCAGCATTCTTTATTATGTCTACTGCCATTTCTTCTGCATTAACAATAATTACTCCTGCTTCCGGGAATTTTTCAAACAGCACTTTCTTGATTTTTCCCTCATTTTCTTTGTACATGTTATGCGGAAACGCATAATAGACCGCCTTCGTGTACTTTGTAAGATGTTTTTCTTTCTTTTTGAAATCTGCTAAGAAGTCACTATAACTAACTTTGATTTCAACCTCCGTTAAATAATCATTTTCGTTTATTAATATCAAATCAGCTTCATGCTTGACACCCGAAAACGGATATTTATACCCAATAAAGCAACCGCCTTTATCATATTTTTCTATTCTGCATGATATTCTCGCAAAGCTAATATTCGGAATTACAATATTCTTATTACCCAAATGTTCTGCTATTGCATATTGCATTACTGCTTCTTCTTTACTTTTACTCATGTCTCTTCCTTAATGTCTTCAACCACCTTACTCATTACATAGTCAGCACATGGCTGTGCCATTCCGTTTCCTATTGCTCTGTATCTCGCCGTATCACTCCCGCCCTTTGTCCAGTTGTCCGGAAGTCCCTGCAGTCTTTCACATTCAAGCGGCGTAAGGCGGCGGACGTATGAGCAATCAATGTTTTTGTATATACATCCCACGGCGCTTGGTCCTCTTGCTACCAGTGTTGAGTTGATTCCGTTATCGCTGATCTTAAAATCATATTTTGCATTTGCGCCTTGATTAAATGCCGCCCTGTCAATTGCATAGACAACCGCTAATCTTGTGGATGATTTTAATGTAGATGTTTTATCCTCATAGATCGGCATGTTGTTTTTTATACTTGCGTCTCTGTTAAATGTGTATATGAGCGGTACTTGATTCCCGCCGGTCCCCATCCTGTTATTGAGTGTCTGTACTGTTCCGTCATTTCTTTCTCTTATGACGTCTTGCGCGTGTGTCATATCAAGGACGCTTATACAGATGCCGCCTTGGTTTCTTGCTGGATTACTTCCGCTTAGATCTAACGTGTTGCTTTTGTCTACTTCTTTTATACCCGCTGTCGGATTGTTGCTTTTCATCCCCTCGCTTTCGTATGATCCGATTCTGTATGTTTTGACAAGCACACATCTCTGGTCATGCATGCAGTTCAGCGCCCCTGCTTTTTTGCTCATTTTTATAGAGTTTATTTGTCCGTTTCCGATATCATAGACTGATGTTTCAGTACTTGGTACAGCAGTTCGGGTAAGCGTTTCTTTCTTGCTTTCGCTCTTCGCAAAATACCTTGACATGCTTTCGGGCTCAAATAGTACTTCCGGTCTACCCCCCCTATTTCTAAAACTTGCAATAAGGAAGATTCTCTCTCGATGCTGGGGGACGCCCCAATATTGAGCGTCGAGGACGCGCCATGCGAGGTGACATCTCTTACTTCGTACCATTCCGCTTCTTGCCCATTTTCCAGATCCAGGCATTGGAATATTGGCTTGTGTGATTTCGCTAAGCACGGCTTGAAAGTCACGCCCTTTGTTGCTTGAAAATGCTCCAAGAACGTTTTCCCAGATAAAGTATTTCGGGTATTCTCCTTTTGTGGCATTGAGCATATCGGAAACAATGTCATTTGCCGTCCTAAATAGTCCGCTTCGTTCACCTTTTAATCCCTCTCTTTTCCCCGCTACCGACAGATCTTGGCACGGGCTCCCCGCACAGATAATGTCCACTGGTGGTATTTTGTCACCTTTTATTTTTCTGATGTCGCCAAGTTGCATGACGTTCGGAAAGTGTTTTTTTGTGACTTCTATACAAAAAGGTTCTATTTCCGATGACCACACGGGAACAGCCCCGTTTCGTTCTGCTGCTATACACCACCCGCCGATTCCGTCAAACAGGCTTCCCACTGTTATTTCCATCTATTTCCCTGTACTTCCTATACCGCCGGTCCTATCACCATCAGCGCTGTCATCATCCACCTTGTAATATTGATTGAATATCCCTTGCGCTATTCTGTCTCCTACTTTTATGGCGCAAGGCGAACCCGACGTATTTCTAAGCGCCATCATGATATGTCCTTCGTTTTCCGGATTGTTGTAGTAGTCTGAATCAATTACCGCCACACTGTTTGCCAAAACAAGCCCATACTTAATTGCAAGGCTTGACCTTATATAGATTCCCAGCCATTCATTTTCATCCATATATGCTTTTATCCCCGTTTGAATCAATTTTGTTTCGCCCGGATTGATTACAACATTAACAGCACTTTCAATGTCATACCCTGCTGATTGCTTTGTCTTTCTTTTGGGAAAGTTTACATATTCATATCCGCTTACTTTTTCAAAACCTCTTCTCATTTCAGTTTCCTTTCTTTATAAATCCGCTCTTCTTCATCGCGCAGTTTTCTTGCCGCTTCGTCGAGTTTAATTGCGGCATACATGATCATGCTGATAAATATCACTACACTCACTACGTCAATTAATCTATCCATTTCGTCCTCCTTTAAAACGGGATTTCATCTTGTTCATACTCCGGCTGATTATATCCCGGCTCTTTACTCACGGTGCCCATGTCTTCAAATTTCACTGGTGCGGAAAATTGCGTTACAGATGTTCCGCCGGAAAAGCCTGCATTCATTGATTGTTGATTACTTCCAATCGGTTTTGCAATTACATTCGCTACTACTTCGGTAATATATCTTCTCTGTCCATCTGGCGTGTCATATGATCTTGTAGAGTACCGCCCTTCGATAAAAACATAACTTCCCTTTGTGAGTTCATTACCCACAGCCTCCGCCAGTTTTCCCCATGCTGTTACATTGACCCAATCTGTTAAATCTAACGTTTCCCCGTTCGCTTTTGTAATTTTCTTACTTACGCCTACGGAAAATGACGCTACGGCTTTCCCTGTCTTTGTTGCTCTTATAATTGGATCTTTAGCAAGATTCCCTGTGATTTGTACTGTGTTCATCTTCTTACCTCTCTATGTATACTTCCGCATTCCTGCGTCCGAACTCTATCGCTTCATCGTATGAGTTTTTAAATATATCTATGCCTTCCATGCCGCCTCGGTCTTCCACGGTGTACCAGTGTCCGTATATCTGTACTTGTGTTCCGAACGGCAGCCAGTTGCACGCTATGGTTCTGCCTTCAGTCGGTATCGTTCCGGATGCAGTGTGTTCATTTGGACATTCATAAGGTGTGTATACTGTGAGTTCTGTCGTTACCCATTCCGCTTTTATAATTCCCGTTAGCCCGCATATAAATACCGCTGAAAATAAAACAATCCATAAGTTTCTAAACATTGTTATGCTCCTTTCTTTTTTAGCTTTCTGATTTCAACATCTCCAATGAGGATCTTTTCTATTAGCGTTCCGTTGGCTTTTGTCCAGTTCTTCCCAACCATTACCATTAAGCCTTTCCGCTCGTCTATATAGAAGTGTTTTGATACTCTCTTCTCCGCTGGAAATAATATGCCGAATTCTTCTCCTGGCTTAATGCCGAATATGTCTGTAAGTGGTTTGATGTAGTTCATTCTTCTTCCTCCATTCTGTCAATTTCATGTATAAGCAGTGCCGCCGCTCTTTTCAGATTTGTTTTGCGTGATTTTACTCCCCGTATCTTTTTGCCGTGAATGATTGTTGTACCACCTATCAGGTACGCCGCCATGACGTTAAATAGTTCTGTATTGCTATATGGTTCCGCCGGAAATCCTCGGGACATTTTCAGTATTTCTTTTTCTGTGTCTGTCATTGAATACCTCCTATATCTTTTATGTACTGTTTGCAACCTGTTTTTATTCTTTCAAATTCCATGGCCATGATGATTTCCTTTGCCCCATCTTCGTATACTTTTTTAACTATTGTTTTTATAAGAATGAGCGGGGTTGTAAGCAGAGTAATCAATGCCGCTAATGTCACTACACCGATAATGACCGTGATTGCCACAATCGCTCTTCCTATCTTGCACGGGATCATACCGTATACAAGCTTCTGCCATTTTCTATATCCTTTATATGCATTGATATAATCTATTTCGTTCATTTTCCCTCCATAAAATCAAAGAGTGTTGGTGTTTCCTGGTTGTCTTCTTCTCGTTTGAGATACCAGCATCCGTCACGGTAGTATTCCGGATTGAGTTCTATTCCTATGCCTTTCCGCCCCGCTTTCATTGCTTCCAACGGTACTGTCATCAGTCCGCCGAATGGGTCAAGCACGGTTTCCCCTTCGTTGGTATACCGGTTAATCAAGCGATCTACGATGTCAAACTGGAGAGGGCATAGGTGCATTTGTTTTCTTCTTTGTGATTGTTCCGTGTTGAGTGTTCTCATACGGTTTACATCGTCCCACACGTCAGGAGACCAGCTTGCGGGATCTATGCACATAAATGTGGCGGGCAGTTTGTTTTTTTCGTCCATCGCATTGGCCATCTCTACATGCTTATCAAAGTCATACACGGTTTCTTTACTGTATTTGTTGTACAGTTTTCGTATATCCGATATGGGCATGTCTTTCAGGTCATCAACGGACAACTGCCTGTTTCCGCTGCTTCTCCAGAATGCATGAGCGTCTAATTGCCACTGCCCGCGGGTATATTCTTCTTTATTCTTTGTGACAGGTGTATCTGCATAGGCTCTTGATGTATCCGTAGGTAGCTTTCTGAACAGCAGGATGTATTCCGGGCAGCCCACTCCCATTTTTGTGCCGTCCTTGCACTGTTCGGTCCATCCAAGACGGTATGTCTGATTGTTCTCCCTGACCACGTCTGTTATGACGGTTATCATGCCGAAGAATTGGAAGCCGTGTTTCATGTAATGCATGATGGTCAATGCATGGAACGGTTCAATCGTCGGCATGCCTGTTCCCGTTGCGTTCCCGAATAGTACACGGTCTTTCACATGGCATGCATATACTCTTCCTGGCTTCAAAATTCTAAGCAAATTCGGCGTTAAATAATCCATTTGCTCAAAAAATTTGTCTGTATTTTCGTTATGCCCGAAATCGTTATAGCTTGCACAGTATTCATAGTGATTTCCAAACGGAATTGATGTAAGAAGCATGTCCACTGAGTTATCTTGCATTTTCCCCGTTTCTTCAACACAGTCACCATGTATCGCGATGTAGTTTTTCCCTTTTGTTATGACTTCTTCCACGCCTATACTCCTTTGCATTTCAACTATAGCGTCATTTCGTGACAGTCCATATTTCCTGACTATTTCTTCCATGCTTTCCGTGAGTTTGTTATATTGCTCCCATTTCTTTTTCAGTACTTCTAGTACCTGCTGTTCTGTTTCCATGTATATGATGTCTATGATGACAGGTTTTGTTTGCAGGAAGCGGTAACACCTGTGTATTGCCTGAATGAAGTCATTAAATTCATAGTCAATTCCCATGAATATCTGTCTATGACAATGTTTTTGGAAGTTACACCCGCTCCCTGAAAGCTCTTTTTTTGTTGCCAGAATGCGGAAATCTCCACGTGAGAATCCTATGGTGTTTTTCTCCCGTTCTTCCATATCCTGTGAGCCGTAGATAAATTTAGCTTCTGGGATTGCATGTTTGATGGCATGCCGCTCGCTCTCCAGATCGTGCCAGACGATGAAATGCTCCGCCGGTGATTGGTCTATAATCTTTCTGGTCTCTGCCAGCCGAATATCGATGCTCTCTCTTTTCTCTCTGGCCGCTGCCGAAAGACCCACGGCAAAGTCTTTTATAAGTTTGACCTGACCGTTCTTTTCTTCTTCGTTTACAGGTTTGGTGTTTGCCAACATGTGGTAATTCACTTGCAGCGGCGGAAGGTTATATCCTTCGTCGCTATACCCCAGATCAGAGGGCTTTTGGATAAACAGTGCCCAGGTAGACAGCCATAGCCAGAATTCTTTTTCTTTATGCGGATAGAGAGTAAGGTTATTTGCTTTTGTACTGTCCCGCTGAAAGAAGCGTGTCAATGCTTGTCCCGTATCCATGATTTCTAAATATCCACCATAGTGAATTAATTCTTTATATCTGTTTGGTGCGGGTGTAGCCGTGGCAACAAGTTTGTATTTCACGCCTTTGAATTTTGGCAGAAATGTCTGGTATGTTTTGCTACCGAAGCTTCTTAAAACGGATGCTTCATCTAAGCTGCAGGCTGTGAAGTAATGGGGATCTATATCTCCGTCGCGGATTCTTTCGTAGTTTGTAATCAGAATTCTATTGTCTGCGGCTTTAACTTCTTCCATATTTCTTACATATGTCGGAGCGGGGATATTGAGCAGATGTACCGCGTCTTCCGCAAATTCCTGCTTGACCCCCAACGGACAGACAATCAACGCTTTGCCGCCTATTTTCTTAGTAAGTACATGGCACCATTCCAATTGCTGGATACTCTTCCCCAGCCCGAATGCTTCAAACAATGCCCTGCGCCCGCCTTTGAGCGCCCACAAGACAGCATCTCTTTGATGTGGTTTCAAGACGGAACTTATATCCTCCGGATCGACTTCTATTCCTGATACTGGTGCTTTTATCACTTTATCTTTCAAAAATTCTATGTATGATTTCATGTTCTTCTCCTCGGCTTGTCTCTTGCCTGTTTCACAGTACATTCTTTTTTCTTCTTCTGTACTCTTGACTGTGTGATTGGCCATACGTTCCTTTCATTCACTTTGTACATTCGGTAAAACTGATAGGGGAATCCGTCCGCTGTGTAGCCGCTTTCTACTTTGACTATCTGATAGCCTTTTTTCGGTGTTGGATTGTCTTTCCATTTCCGGGCGTAGATTGTTATCTTTTTCACGTTTGGCTGCTTGAGATTTTTAGACGGTACCCATCGGATTTTCTGTACGGCATTTTCATTTCGGATTTCTTCATCGGTTTCTTTTACAAAATATTCCGCCAGTCTCATGCAGTCTTCCGGGCTCCCGTCAAAATACCTGAATGATCTGTAATTGAATTTTGCCCATGGCCAGCAATCATTAATTTCTGATCTTGATATTCCGCAGTCATTAATCAAGACGTGATGATGGACTCGATGGCGGACATGTTCTGTGACGTAGATGTATTTCAGTTCCGCATTTTTCTTTTTATATTTTTTGCGGAGGTCTCTGATAAATTTTCTTATTCTGTTTTTTGCTTCTTCTGCTGTCGGCTCCGGATTTGCATATGTCAAGTCAATACGCAGATCATCTCTTTTGAAATTCGTTGCTATGAGCCGATAAAGTTTTGTTTTCGCCCGGCGGGAGTTTCTTTTCTTGAGTCCTTTATCTGTTTTTTGGATATTGGGACCTCTGACTCTGTTTCCCCCTAATCGGTAGGTGTGATATTTTTTCACCTCGTAAATTCCGGGGGCTTGAAATATTTCTTTTCGGTACGGCACTTTTTTAAATTCCTGTTCCAAGAATTAACTACTATATCAAGTCCTCAAAAGGGGCTGAAATCCCCTTTTTTCTTGACATTTTGTGCCGTTTCACTTATAATTTATGTAGTGATTTGGTGCTACGGCACTTCCGCTCAGGATTCTTCCCTGGGCGGTTTTATTTTTCTTCTTTTTCGTTGTTCTCTTCTTCTGGCTCTTCTGTTTTTTCTCGGTATATGCATCTCTGCATAAAGTCCAGGTAATGTTCGCATTTTCTGCAGTGATTCTGGCATATATTGGCTTTTTCTTTTCTGCAGCATACGGTCTGGAATACTTTTGCTTTGCATACACGGCATTTTCTGTTTCGGTAAACTTCTACTGTTTTCCCACCTGCCAATTTCATGACTGCCACTCTATGATCACCCTTTCTTTTCTGTCCCCGCTTTGGACGATCCAGTGCCCGCGTGGATTTTTTATTATCTTGAATTTTCGTCCGCCTGATGATGTATAAGTGTTGTTTTCATCCATAAAAAATACCGGCATTTCTTTCTGTGGTATCAGCCGTTCTTTATCCGGTGTTTCTTCTATCAGCCAGCCGATAGGATGTTTTCGGACGTTGTCCCACAAAAGATATATGTCAGTACTTCGCCCACTTGGGCTTCTTCGGAATACATCCTGCTCTTTTCTTTTTGATTCTTCGCTCTTCTTCCGTTTTATAAAGTTCCTGCAGTTCCATTTCATGTTCTTTTCTCCATTCTTTAACCGCATGACAGTTAAGATATGTTTTGATTTGTTCATCCATGTACTGTTTTCGCGTGCCGGAGAGTCCGTGTGCTTTGAAACGGTGCGTTTCGTATGACAGATGAATAAGATTATCTTCCTTATCCGGTCCCCCGCTGCCTGCGTGTTTCGCATGATGGACCTCCCCGCGCGACGGCGGCCATTCTCCTATGATGGATTGGTACGTTTCCGCCAGCTCCTCGTCCCTTTGTTTGACAAGCCGGCATAGTTTTCGGAATGCCGCTTCTGGTAGTTTGAATCTCACTTTTTTCTCCTTTTCTTTGAATGTCTCCATGTCTCATCCGCTCGATAAACGTAGAATGAACAATCCCGATGGACAGGAACCATGTTTCCCTTTCCGTCTTTCGTCCACATCACATATTCGGCGGGAATTGCTTTCTTGTATTCGTGGCATATCATTCTATGCTGCATATTTCCCCCGTCGGTTTCATTTCATAGATCTGCATATCCATTACATAAGCAGCGGCATATTCCTGATTGCACCCCTGGCTTTCTCTCCAGTTTCCGCAGAGTATAAGCGCGTTGCATCGCTGCAGCACTTCAAGACAGTCTTTCATCGGCTTATGCTGATGCTCTTTGTCATACGGTGTATATCCCCAGTTGTGCAATGGTGAAAATAATGTTTTTTCAGGGTATTTCTCCTGCAACATTTTTAAATACGTCTGTACTCTTTCTTTGTTCGCCTCATCGCCTCCGTAAGGGTGAGCGATGTAAAGTAACTGCCCTTCTATATATGGATATTCCCTTTTCATGATTGCGCTCCTCTCCCTCTTCGCACAAGAATGCACTTTTTCATTGTAGAAATGACTGTTTCCCTGACTTCCTGATCACTGCTCATCATCATCCTTATCATTTCTGCCGGGCATTTGGCACGATATAAACTATCAACCGCCACTGCAATCGCCAGTGAAATAAACTTATCGTCAGGTCCTTTTTCTGAAATGCTGAATTGTTCTAATTCATCATCTGCTCGTATCGTCAATTCGTACATGTCCTGCCGCCTTTACTTTGATAATTAATTCCTGCCCCGGCTGTACATTGCCGGGGTCTTTGATATGGTTCTCTTTCAATGTGTTGTAGACCAGCTCCTGCATGTGGTCCTTATCACTAGCGACCCTTGCGCAAGCGTCCCACACACTTTCACCGCGCGCTACCGTGACTTTGTACGGTACGAGAGGTGGTTCTGGTTCGGCCGCGTATCCTGCCATGCAGACGATCGCCGTAAATACTGTTAAAAACGTACGCATGATAGTTTCTCCGCCACGGCGATAATCATCGTTATAAATACCATCAGCCATAAGCCGTTCATAATTTTGTCCATTTTAATAACCTCCTATGCTCTCATCTTTCTAACTTCCGCCCGGAAATCATATCCGCTTTGTTTCATTTTCCGTTTCTGCGCATTCTCTTCCATTTTCCGCCGGATAGCCGATTCCGCATCTTCGGGGTCAAACAGATATGCTTTTCCCGACGGGATGAACGGTATCTCCCCTGTTCGGCACAGCATCCGTATCGTTGTGACCGGATATCCCGTTGCCTTGCAGAAATCCTTTGTGTTTGTAAGCACGTCTTCCCTCTCCTTTTCTTTTGTGTCTTTCTTTTGATTTACTATTCACATCCCCCTATAATTACTTATAGAAAGGAGGTGAACCAATATGCAGTGCAAAATAAATACTCCGTTCGCAAAATCTCTGTCGGATATAAAAACGGAGATTTTGGAACAGACAGCGGATAAAATCCATACAAGACACACATATTCCAACGGCTTAGTATTGGAATATCTTGCTACCGCTGATGGCGTTTCCATTTCTTCCAATTGGGGTTGGAAGAAAGAACCGGATGGCAGCCTTACGCCTGTTCCTGTGGTGAAATCGTAATTTTATCTGCTCGGATGATGACTACATCCGTAGATACGGTTACGGAAGAAGAGCCTTTTTCGATCCGATATGAGCTCTTTTTCAAATTCTTTTTATCTGTCATTTTCATTCTTCTTCACCTCTCTTTCGCTTTGTCTTAACTATACTTAACTTTTATGGTAAAAAAAGAGTGTCGATTGTAAGGTTTAACGCCTTGCTTATTGCAAGCATGGTTGAGAATTTAATATCCGCCGGTTTTTCAGATTCAATATCATATATCGTCGGTGGAGTAACACCTGCTTTATCTGCTAACTGCCTTACACTCCATTTCCTTTTTTCCCTATAAAACTTTACTTTATTCACTTTTTTTCACCTCTCTTTCTCCTTTCGTTTTACACTTTACCATACTTAACACAAAAAGTAAAGTGTGGTAAAGTAAATTTATTAAGTGCAGTTTACACCCTCTTATCTATATGCTAATATGTATAAAAGAAATGAGGTGATTAAATTGCGATTGTCCGATATAGTAAAAAATTACAGAATGCAAAATGGATTAACACAAAACGATCTTGCAAAACTTGCTAAATGTTCCAAACCATACATAAGCATGATTGAGAACGGTAAAGACTCTAAAACAGGTAAACCTGTAAATCCATCAATCACATTTTTGCACAATTTAGCGATTGCAATGAATATGACATCAGAAAGATTATATAAATTACTTGATAAAGATATTTCCATCCGACTGAATGATGTTCCTACAGATTTCCAACCTTCACTTACTCAAAAAGACGAAAAAGACATCCAAAAAAGACTGTCCGACATTTTGAACGATATGGACAGTCAAGATGCTATTGCTATGTATAACGGCGGAGAACCGATGGATCCCGAAACACGGGAGTACATGAAAGCATCCATTGAAAACGCCCTCCGCTTTGCAAAATTAAAAGCTAAAGAGAAGTTTACTCCAAAGAAATATCGTAAATAAAGGAATGGGGGTACGATCTTAATTATGCCAAATTTTACAAACAAAGATGTTTACATTTTTCTGCAACAATTAGAGTCCAAAAATCCCGCCAAACATAAACTACTCATGAGATGGCTGAGGTTTTACCTGTCTTGCATAGATAATGAATCTTCATACAACTATGCTGGTATCCCTTATATCCGCAGAGGACAGGTTTTACTTATGCGGATGGGGTATAACATACATAATGAATTTAGAAACACTCACTTCTGCGTTGCCATACGAAACAGCTCTTATAAGAATCATAATGTTACAATAGTTCCCATAACTTCAAAAAAACACAAATACGGAATTCCTATATATACTGAGTTATCTGATTGTCTTGAGAGTTCTATTATGGAGAAAGAAAGATCTACATTTTGGCGCCCACTCCGTAATATTGAGGCAGAACTCAATGATAAAGGTGTAAAAATCGGATATCCTGCCATTGGTTCTTATAGCCAAGTGGAACGTGCAGCGATTCATTGTGTCACTCAAATAAAAGCCGACTTACTCCCTAATGATCCTCTACAGAAAACATTAGATAAAATTATCAATACTGCTCACGAATTTTCTGATTTTTTAAACATAAACCCTAAACTGGGACAAACCAGCTATCTATTGCCAGAAAACCTGATGACTTTAAGCAAATCCAGACTTGTCGTACCAAGAAAACGCACACATCCACTTTACGGTATTAAACTTTCTGATAATACACTGGACAAATTAGACAAAGAAATCATTAAATTATTTACTCGTACATAAGGCTTGCAAAAAAGATAAAACATCTGTATACTATAGATACAGAAAGCGGCTTGCCCGCTTAGATGAAAATCTATTTTTGAAGACGCGGCTTGCCCGCAAGGCCTTATGGAGATATCCATAAGGCCTTTTTCTTTATTCAAATTGAAAAAGGAAAAACAATATGGACATAAAGAGGTTCGCAAATGATATAGCGGATATACACGACTCAAGGAATCCGTTCCGTATTGCTGCGGAAAATAACATCCATATCTTATATGAAGAGCTCGGAAAGAATTTGGGGTATTTCAGTAATCTGTTTCGTATCAAAACGATACGGATAAATGATCATGCCGATCCGTTTCTCCAGCCGTTTATTTGTGCTCATGAGCTCGGCCATGCGCTGCTTCATCCACACGCCGGCACCCATGCTTTTAATCGAAATTCTTTTATTGCTAATTGCAAGATTGAAAAAGAAGCGAATCAATTTGCCGTGGAATTGCTGTTCCCCGACGAGTTGATAGCCGGTCATCCGGAAATAGATATTTATAATCTGGCGCGTACGTTCGGTATTCCATATCAATTGGTTTATCTTAAATCCATTTCTCACAGAGCACGTCATTTATAAAGGGGGATAAATTATGAAAAAAGTAGAATTGTTGATTGCACTATTGATTACTATCATGTCTTTATTTACATTTAACATCGCTTATGCATCGGCTCCCAATGTCGCGGTTTTAATGTCCGGTGCAAGACAATCTACAAAAGATAAAAATGAATTGAATGAACTAAAATCAAAACAACAGTTGATTGTGAACGTTATGCAAGGATCCATGATACCGGAAGAAAAAACAGCGCAGGTCGCTAATGATTATATTTTAGACAATAAGATTGATATTTCGTTCAGTACAACAGATTTAATTAATATCGGAAAACTCCTGAATGCCGACTACATCGTATATAGCCAATTTTATATTGATAAAATAAATGCCCCCGGATTATTTCATACAACAATGAAATTTAAAGGACAAACCGTATTAACAATTATAGATGTCCACTCTGGAGAATATAAATATAAAATTTCAGAAGATGTAAACAACGGAAAATTGGAAGATGTTTCGCGGTCTATGTTCATCGTGTATGACAAATCGATAGCAGATATTAAATTAAAGGGTTTAAAATTTTAAAACCGAACCATAATACCACTGGTAACAACGGAAAGAGGATGTGGTTGCGTGAAACAGTATAAAAGAGGCTCCTTGATTTACGATAAAATCCATGACAGTTATCGTGCTTTTATCATGATCAATGGAAAAAGATATTCTAAACGTTTTAAAAAGAAAGACGATGCTATGGACTGGATGTCACGGCAGAAAATAGCAGAGCGTGACGGTAATTTTGTTGCACCATCAGATATGCTTGTCGGTCAGTGGCTTTTGTATTTCCTTTCTACTTATAAAAAGGATACTGTCAGAGCCAGTACATACGAACGATATCTCTATCTTGCCGCAAAGATTGAGCCTATTTCAAAAATCCCTCTCCAGTCCTGTACTGTATCTCATGTACAAGAATTGTTAAATAGTTTAACTCCGGACTGTTCCCGCAAAGTTCATGTTCTTTTACATGCTGCATTTCAGCAGGCTGTTGATCTAAGTATCATTCAGAAGAATATCGTCCGTCTTGCAAAAGCAAAAAAGATTCTCCGGGATGAACCCGGCATATTTAATAAAGATGAAATTAACAAAATACTTTCTTACACAAAAGATAAAATCCCCGTTTTCTATCCTATTTTTCTTTTGGCGGCTCATACCGGCATGCGGAGAGGTGAAGTGCTTGGTTTGCGTTGGAAAGATGTAAATTTGAAGAATGGCACCGTTACCATCCGCCAACAACTGCAGCGTGTCGGTAGTGACATTACATTTCAGCCTCCGAAAACAAAATCAGGAAAAAGAAAAATCTCAATCCCCGCTACGGTCACCGCCGCACTGCAGGAATTGAGAAATAACGAAAAGACAATAGATATCAAGCAAGAGACGCTTGTTTTCAGAAATGCAAATAATAACCCTATCCGCCCTGAGGCTTTAGAACGTGCCTGGAAAAAAGCAATTACAAAATGCGAACTGCCTTATAGGAATTTCCATTGCTTGCGGCATACCCACGCCACATTATTATTATCCGCCGGTATTCCGATTATTGAAGTGTCCCGCCGGTTAGGTCATGCAAGAGTAAGCCATACCTTAGATTTATATGGCCATACCATCCCAAGTTATGATGAACGGATTATAGAAAAAATTAATCAGATTTATGGTTAAAAAGTGGAGCAGTTTGTGGAGCAATCTCACCCATATTTTGCTCCACTTTGCCATTTTTAACCCCTTTTAGCCCCACAAATAAATCCGCCAGACATATTGATTTTATCGATTAAATCACACTTTTTAAAAATAATTCTTTCCATATAAAACAGAACTCCGGAACCAGGTGCGAGGGTTCGAATCCCTCTAGGCGCTCCAT